CTATCCATTTACAGCCTCCGCCACACAAATACGCTTTCGCTGCTCATCCCATAAAGCAGGCGGATCCACAGCAAGATCAAACAGCGTCAGGTGATCTGGCAGCGCATCCTCCAGGATAGCCTCGACGATGTCCGGTGCCAGGGTGGTCAGATTCACCATCCGGCTTACGTAGCTGTTGTCGACTCCCTCCAGGGCAGCTATTTCCGTTAGGTTTTTCACCTTCCCGGACTCCAGCATGGCCAGCCAGCGGTGGCCCCTGGCCAGCGCCAGTTGCAGCGGTGTGGCCGCAACGTCCCAAGGCCGCAGCAGTTTGCCCGGCTGACCTGATTGCCCGTTAGGCAGCGTCATTTGTTTTCGCCCGCTGCGGCGCTTGATCTGGATCGGTACCGACAGCGTGATCCGTCCGTCGCTGGATTGAATTACTTCTGTAGTGCCAGTGGATCTGATTTGAATGTCGCTCATGCCATGACCTCCGATTCCATTTCCGTGGCTGGCTCGGGCTGCAGTTTCTTGTGATGCAACTCAAGCACCAGTCGCTGGATACCCGTGGGATGCAAATCCATCGACATGTTGTTGGGTGAGACATTCACCTGGCGAACCAGCAACCGCACAATCCGCATCTGCTCGGCAGGGAACAACTGGTCCCAAACATCGTCGAGCCGCTTCATGGCCACTGTGACGATCGCTTCATCCAGGGTTGGGTCGTATTTCTGGGCCTGCGGCAGGACATCTCGGACCACATCCGGCGAGCGCAAATGGCCGCGCAGTTGCTCCAGTACCGCTGACTCCAACTCCGCTGCTGGCATGCGTGGCAAGCCCGAAGCACCAGCGTGCTCCTTGATGTCGCGCTGGGGCACGTAATACCGGTAGCGGCGACCGTTTTGTTTGGCCGTTTGAAATGGAGACATCGCGCGACCGTCGCTGCCAAAGACGATGCCTTTGAGCAGGTACTGCGTTTTAGCTCTAGTCGTGGTGGCCCGCACACGTCCATTCGTGCTGAGTATCGCGTGGACATCGTCCCAAATGGACTTCGTGATGATAGGCGGGTGCTCCGCCTGATACCAAAGCTCCTTGTGACGCAACTCACCAAGGTAGGTGCGGTTGTTAAGGACCTTGTAAATCAGGCCCTTGTCGATCGGTTTGCCCTCCCGGACCTTACCGTCCTGAGTAGTCCAAGCTTTGGAGGTCACGCCGTCAAGCCGTAATTCTTTGACCAGTTTAGTGGTCGAGCCCAGCTCCACAAATCGCTGGAAGATATGCGCGATAGTCTTTGCCTCAGCCTCATTGGGAATCAGACGCCGGTTGGCAACGTCATAGCCAATCGGCGGAATGCCGCCCATCCACATCCCCTTGCGTTTGCTGGCTGCAATCTTGTCCCTGATGCGCTCGCCAGTCACCTCCCGCTCAAACTGGGCAAAGGACAGCAGCACGTTGAGCATCAAGCGCCCCATGCTTGTGGTGGTGTTGAATTGCTGGGTGACAGAGACAAAGGACACGCCTTGGCGCTCAAAGACTTCGACCATCTTGGAGAAGTCAGCCAAGCTACGGGTCAGCCGGTCGATCTTGTAGATCACGATCACGTCAATTTTCCCGGCCTCGATGTCGGACATCAAACGTTTAAGTGCTGGCCGCTCCATGTTGCCGCCGGAGAAAGCTGGGTCGTCGTAGTCGTCGGCGACCGCGATCCAGCCCTCGGCGCGCTGGCTTGCGATGTAGGCATGCCCGGCGTCGCGCTGGGCATCAATCGAGTTGTATTCCTGGTCCAGTCCTTCTTCGCTGGACTTGCGCGTGTAAACCGCGCAGCGCATGCGGCGTTTCAATACTTCGCTCATTTGGAGCCACCTTTCTTGGCGGAGGTTTTGGCGGCGTAGTCCTTGAGTCCAAAAAAGACCGGCCCGGACCAGCGGCTGCCGGTGATCTCACGCGCAATCATCGAGAGGCTTCGGTAAGGGCGACCTTCAAATTCGTACTGGCCGTCGGCCGTGGCGATCACCTGGTGCACCTTGCCGTGGTACTCGCGGGTAAACAGTGTGCCGTGCGTTGGGTGGAAATCCCGGTCGCGCTTTCTGAGCTTGCCGGTGGCAATCAGCGAGGCGATCTTCTTGTTGTTGCGCTCCAGCAGCCCAGGGTCAACCTTGCGGAATTCGACCTCCTGAAGTTTGTAGGCAAGCTGGCGCTCCAGAAACTGCCGGTTGTGGGTGGGTGTTTCACCGCCAAACAGTTTTCGCCACAGGGCTTTGATCTCGGGAAATGGCAGGTTGGGCAGTTCATGCACCTGTGCCACCGCAGTCCGGGGTGCGGTTGCGGGCGTTTTGCTTGTTTTCATGTGAACCTCGTTCATTTGTTGATGAGGTCTGTATGAACGCTCTGGTCACCAGAGAAGCCAAGTAAAACTTTGCGCTCAGTGGCAGGTATCTGACGCTTGACCGGGCTTGACCGGCGCAGCCGAACCAAGCCCTTTGCGAGGATGGATGCGATCTCCAGGCGGCGCTGCTCTGGGGTCATGCGCTCCGGTGGTGTGTGGTTTGTTTCATGCATTGGTTAGCGGTCCTTTTTGTCCAACTTGCTCGAAGCAAAATTGTCCTGAAGGACTGCGGCCTACGCCATGAGGGAGTTGCGGACGAACGCTGGTGGATGCGGGCTAATGCGAAAAGCCGGACTGGGGCCGATTACTTTCTGTCTGGAAATTGGCCGTTATTTATGAACCGGTCAAAGGTATCTTCCTCTGACTCCCCGTCGTCGTGCTGAGGCTGCCGCCACTCGGCTTCAGGCATCAATAGGAGGGATAGCGTGTAGTCGTAATTTCCTGCGATCTTCGACATCTCTGTCAGTTCAACATAGGCAGGTTCACGCGGAAACCAGACCTTTGCCTGTATTGACTGAGATTGAGCGGCTCCTGAACAGTTATCGCTGTAAACCAATGACGTGCGCGGGACGGGGATTGTCCGTTTGCGTGTTGCGAAATACGCGCCAGACTTGAACGCAGACTCGTTCGATTTTGCCCAAAGCATGTGATCGTCGCGGCTGGCCACAAGGACTGCTCGCTTGTCTGCGATCTCAATCCATCGCAATGCAGCTGCAGTCAGGGATACACCATACCGATCGGCACAGTGGCCCAGGAGATCAAAACTGACTGACTGCCCGTCAACTTGTTTTCGGAAATCGTCAAGTGGCATCAACAGCGTTGACGCAAACAGATCTGCGTCGGTTTCAATGTTGTTCTTGTTGCGATCACCAGTCTCAATGTCATCGTCACCGCATTGGAATTCGCTCTGCTGATGACGATGCAGAAGATAGTGGCCAAACTCGTGCGCGATGGTGAAACGCTTGCGCCCCTCGGATCGGACTGCACTGTTATAGAGGATCAACCACTTCGATCGTGATTTGTTTGCCTTCAGAAGGCCGTCGAATCCGTCGAGGTCTTCGCCTTGAACCTTGTCGATCGGGGAATCCGCAAAGCACTGCCTCGAATATTCCTGCGCCAGCTCATCAACCTTGACCGGAAATCGCTCTGGGCCGAGCACCATGTTGAGCATCTTCGAGATACGGTTGGCCTCAACCATAGGACCTTTCGCCTCCGTCATTCGTCCTCCCAGGCATCAAGGATTTTTCGGATCTTCTTCTTGTCCGGCTCGGACATGGTTTTGAATTTGCGGAAGAACGCTTCATCAAGCACTGCCTCGTCCGGCGTGGCCGAAGATTCCGTGAGCAGGAACTCGGCAGTGACCTCGAGGACGGCCGCAATCTTGCCAATCTTGTCAGCCGATGGCTTTGGATCGTCTTTATTTTCCAGCTCCCAGATGTAGCTTTTGCTGGACTCTGTCAGCTCTGCCAGTTGGTCAAGGCTGAGTTTTTTTTGCTTTCGCAGTGCGCGGATCTTGTCGCCCAGGGGTGAAGGCACTGTTTTCTCCTAAATTGTTTGATTCAAGCCCAAAATAATACCACCGCACCGAACGATTGCGTACCTGCTTGACAAACCCATTAGGAGCCATCCATAATTCAATCAAGTTCGGTATACCGAACGATATTGGTCGCCAATGCTTGGTGAGTGCTGTCGGCCCAACACTGTAGGCCCTGAATGCGCCAAGTTAAGGGAGGCGTATGGCGGCCATGACTTAAAAGGAAAAAACCACCAATGTCAGCCTTCAATTACCGTGACCTCGTTCGATTGATCCCACCGCGCAGTTGGAATTTCTATTTCAATACACGAGCAATTCAATTGCTCGAGGGTGCCTCTTGGGAGCAAGCTGCTGAGGAGTTGCACCAGCCCATCTTGTCAGCGCTGGAGGCGTTGACCGACGACAGGCAAGCGTCCACATACGCTGAACTTCGTCGTGTCAAGACCCTGGCCAATTTGCGTGGTGTCCAGGCGTTGCGCAATACCGTGCCGCTGGGTGACGCGATGCTGGATGATTTTGAGCACCATGTGAGTGATGCAGAGCGCGCGCTGTGGGCTATGACAAACTGGCCAGTACGTTTTGCCATGGCTGAGGCTTTCCTGAATGCTGATGCGGAAGTTGGCAAGCGTATTTGGCGGCGCATCCATCTGCCGCCAGGCCAGGTATTGCATTGCACAGCGGCGGATATCGATCCACTCAGGCAAGCATTGGCAGAGGCATTTACGCCTCGCAAGGGCCGTCCCCGGGCTTGTGAGATTGACGTGCTGACACGCCACCTGGACGGTGGAGTACAGCTCGATATTCGCGTTGAAGACAACCTGCAACGCAACCTTGAGTTCGGTGCAGACGATCGAACCACATGGCGTGACATCCGTCCGCCGCTGCGCATGACAGTGATCATCTATCCGGACAGCGGTGTGATGGACTTGTTGGTCTTTGGCGGTGAGAAAGCCCGCAAAAAGATCCTTGCGCCTCTTGGTACTCATGTATTCAAGCATCCAATCGAACCCTTGGCGGTGCCGCAACCACTCTTTCTGTTGAATCGCTTGCGTCACGGCGGCAACTGTGATGAGCACAGTGGATTAGACCTGCGTGATCACGGAGTTGGCAAGGTGCGGATTTCGGAGTTCCGTGTGCGATCGATTTCGGCACCGCTATGCGATTACTCGATCAAGTCTCCCTCTGAGCGGACCGCACCTGATGCCCTGGAGTGCGTACAGGCTCAACACCTTCACTCGTTGATGGGGGGAGGATTCAACATCATCAGTGCAGTTGTCAGTCTGTATTTCGAGCCTGAGGGTGAGTCCCGTAAGGGGCGTACGGTGCACATTGGACTGAAGCCCACAGGAATCAGCAATCTGCGTGACATGGAGGAGGCTGACGCGCGGCTGGCAGAGGCACTGATGCAGGCGCTAGGGGTAATGCAGATCCCACCGGACTCGACTTTGCCAGCACCGGCAACCGAAAACAGCGGAGAGGTCTGAGTTGGGGCCAATCAATGCAGGAGCCATGGCCGCACTCTGCGCGATTCTGGAGCAGCCGACACATCAGCTGCTGCCAGATTCCGTTTGGACAACTGGACAGCGATCGATTTACCAACATTTGCGCAGCAATGAGGCGTTGAGCTTATCTGGTGACGTTGCGGAGTGTGTCCTTTGCCCTGATTGCTTGAGTGTTTCAGTTCGACCAGTGCCAACACCTGCAGGAGCTGAGCACCCTTATCAATGCTATTGCGGCGAGTGTGGTTGGGTTGATCTGCCAAAAGAGCGAGCAAGGCTTTGGCAGGTAAATCCATCCAAGGTGGCGATCTGGCTCAATGTAGCCTTAGGATTGAAAATTCGGCATCCAGTTTACGAGGTGGTAACAGGGAGACTCTGGCATCTTGGCGCGCGGGAGCACAAGCGCAAGCGACACAACTTCTTTTTTGGGTGTTTGCTCAGTGGTGAGGCTAACGCAATTCAGGGGGAAATCGACAGACTTGCGTCTCCTGGAACGGAGGCTGTAATCACAACAAGTGATCTACTGGCTCTTCAGTCCACGAAATTGAAGGGTCGTCTATTCATTCCGCTGCAAGCCATTGCGCAACTGCGCAAAGGGAATTTTGCAATTGAAGGTCTGGATGCCTATTTTGATGGACTCGCCCCCACAGCAGTTACCGATGAGACTTCACTGCGCCTTCTGCACAGCAAGCGTATTGCACTGATTGCGGGAACCGAAATTTCATTGTCACCCCAGGTTTACGGATTCCTGAAAGTACTGGATCAGGCCGACGGTGATGAAGTCCACAAACGCAAGATTGCTGCCGCACTAGGTATAGCTGAGAACTTCCGCTATGCCGATATCAAGAAACACCATCGCACAGTGTTTGACACCTTCGTCCAGAGCGACCAACAAGGCAATTACTGGTTGCACCCGGATTTCCTAATTTTGGAAAGGGGGATATTGATCAGAGAGTAAGCCCCAAATACCCCAAGCATTGACCAACTTCATGAGGATCCACCATGGCCGGAAAAAATCAACACGTTGTACCCCGCGATGACCAATGGGCTGTTCGCGGCGCTGGAAATAGTCGCGACACCTCGCATCACCGCACCCAGGCAGAAGCTGAACGCGCGGCACGAGACATCGCAATGAATCAAAAAAGTGAAGTTTTGATTCATGGAGAAAACGGTCGCATCCGCGAGCGCAATAGCTACGGAAACGACCCTTATCCGCCGAAAGGCTGACCAGCGCCCTAGACAGACTCTCCCACACAGCCCGGACTAAACATCCGGGCTTTTTTTCGTCAATTTGGATTGCGCAAGGCCTATTTGCTGAATTTGCCCACTCTGGTTGTCCACTTTGCCCACCGGTTTGCCCACCCCCCCAATTCGAAACTGGCAGCACGTTTTAGCAATCACTTGAAAGGACCAAAACGTGAGTGTCAAACACCTCAACCAACGCCAACTGGCCGACCGTTGGGACGTTAGCGAAGCCACACTGGAACGCTGGCGGACCGAAGGTATCGGACCGGTATTTTTGAAACTGCAAGGGCGCGTGCTGTACCGCGTCGAGGACGTGGAAGCGTTCGAGACCGACAGCCTGCGCAAGAGTACCTCTGAGCGTGCCGACGCGGGAGGTGCAGCATGAGCCGCCTGACCATCGAACAGGCGATCGCCACTCTCGCAGGAGATTTGGCAACGCATTCCAGTGATGTTTTGTTCCATCTTAAGAACGAAGCCGCTGACCAGCTAACTGCTGCCAAGGCAAAGGCCGATCACGTTGATCGCGCCATTGAGCTCAAGTTCGCCGATCGTGCCCATGGTCTTCGTCTGGAAGCCGGCAAGGACACGGGCGTTATCCATTTTGACGATGGCCTCGTGCGTATTACTGCTGACCTGCCTAAGAAGGTTGACTGGGATCAGTCCAAGTTGGCAGAAATCACTCGCCGGATTGCAGCCAATGGCGATGACCCCGCCCAGTACGTGGAGATCAGCTACCGCGTGTCCGAAACCAAGTTCGGCGCATGGCCTGAATCACTTAAGTCGGCCTTCGTACAGGCACGCACTCTCAAAACTGGCAGGCCCAGCTTCCGTCTCGCACTCATTCAGGAGTAACCACCATGAAGTTCCCAAGTTTCAAAAAGACGACCACCGTCAAGGCTTACGAGCCCAAGCCTCCCTTTGTCTTACCGAGCGCACCGAATTCACTGTTGCCAAGGCTGCGCAAGCACCTGTCTTTTCATTCGGTGGCTTTGCCTGATTCCGTTCGCATTCCCGCAAACGGAACGACACGTCCCGACGAAGTAATTCGTACTTTGACCAATGCGACGATTGATGACATTGCATTTGCCATCCAAGGTACAGAAGCCGAATGCAGTGCAATCATTCGCCGTTCAGGGGCATTGAAAGAACTGTACGAGGCAGCGCGCAAACGCGGTGCACATGGCACTACGACGGTTGCAGACGCTTTTGCATCCCTGTCTGACGAGGAGTTGCGCAAATGAAACTCCCCATCATTACTGCGGACCAGCGCCTGGCCGAACGCCGTGGCGTCAAAGGCGTGCTCGTCGGTAAAAGCGGCATCGGCAAAACCTCGCAGCTTTGGACCCTCAAACCCAGCGCCACTTTGTTCTTTGACCTGGAAGCGGGCGACCTCGCAGTCGAAGGCTGGGCAGGTGACACGGTGCGCCCACGCACATGGCAGGAGTGCCGCGACTTTGCCGTCTTCATTGGCGGCCCCAACCCGGCGCTGCGAGATGACCAACCCTATAGCCAGGCGCACTTTGATTCGGTGTGTCAGCGCTTTGGCGAGTCCTCCGCCATGGACAAGTACGACACCGTGTTCGTGGACTCGATCACCGTGGCTGGGCGTCTGTGCCTTCAGTGGTGCAAAGGCCAGCCTCAAGCCTTTTCAGAAAAAACCGGCAAGCCCGATAGCCGAGGGGCTTACGGCTTGATGGGTCAGGAAATGATCGGCTGGCTGACTCACTTGCAGCACACCCGGCGCAAGAACGTGTGGTTCGTCGGCATCCTGAACGAGGCGCTGGACGACTTCAACCGCCGCGTTTTTTCTCTGCAGGTTGATGGCTCGAAAACGGGACTGGAGCTGCCCGGCATCGTCGATGAGGTGGTCACGCTGACCGAACTCAAAAGTGATGACGGCAGCAGCTACCGCGCATTTGTATGTCACACGCTCAACAACTGGGGTTATCCGGCCAAGGACCGTTCGGGTCGCCTTGACGCCATTGAGGAGCCCGACCTGGGTCGCCTCATGGAAAAGATTGCTGGTCCGGCCAAACCCGCACCAGAACGGCTCGACTTTGCGCGGCCCGCCAGCAGCGTTGCGCCTTTGCCAGAAGCCAGCACCACAAGTGAAGACACCACTGCGGCCAGCGCAGACACCAGCTTCGACCCCTCTTCCTTCAATCCCACTCAGGAGTCCTGAACATGACTTACTTCGATTTCAATTCCGCGTCCGAGCAAACCTCTTTCGACCTGATCCCCAAAGGCACGCTGGTGCGCGTGCGCATGACCATCAAACCCGGCGGCTTCGATGACGCGTCGCAAGGTTGGACTGGCGGCTACGCCACCCGAAGCAGCAGTACCGGCTCGGTGTACCTGAACTGCGAATTCGTGGTGACCGATGGTGAGTTTGCGCGACGCAAGATGTGGTCACTCATTGGCCTGCACAGTCCCAAGGGACCTGAGTGGGCCAACATGGGCCGCACCATGGTGAAGGCCATCCTGAACTCGGCGCGCAACGTCCAGCCGGGTGACAACAGCCAGGCCGCCCAGAATGCCCGGCGTATCAGCGGCTTTGCGGATCTGGATGGTATTGAGTTCCTGGGCAAGGTGGACTGGGACAAAGACCAGAACGGCCAGGACAAGGCGGTCATCAAGGCGGCAGTGACGCCCGACCACAAGGACTACGCCGCTGCCATGGGCGCGCCGCGTACACCAGCACCAGCTTCTGCTTCTGCCGGTGCTGCGCCCGCAGCCAATGCCTATGCCCAAGCCACAGGTCGTGCGCCGGTTCCCGGTCGTCCGAGCTGGGCACAGTAAGCGGGGATCACAGCCATGATGCTTCGACCCCGCCAATCCCTGCTGGTCCAACGTACCCTGGACGCGCTCGCTCTGCATGGCAACACGCTGGCTGTCGCGCCCACCGGGTCTGGCAAGACCATCATGTTGTCGGCGGTGGTCGGCAAGATGTTGTCTGAGCCGGATGCCAAGGCCTGTGTGCTGGCACACCGCACCGAACTGACCGGTCAGAACCGGACCAAGTTCTCCCGCGTCAATCCGGGCTTGAGCACCTCGGTGTTTGATGCCCAGGAAAAGTCCTGGGCGGGTGACGCCACCTTTGCGATGGTGCAAACCCTCTCGCGGCCCATGAACCTTGCGCAGATGCCCACGCTTGATTTACTGGTCATCGATGAGGCGCACCACGCGTCCTCACCCAGCTACCGGGTGGTCATCGACCAGGTGTTGGCCAAGAATCCCAAGGCTGCTATTTGCGGCCTGACCGCCACTCCCAACCGGGGTGACGGCAAAGGCCTGCGCGAGGTGTTCTCCAACGTGGCCGACCAGATCAGTCTGGGCGAGATGATTGCAAGCGGCCATTTGGTCTCACCGCGAACCTTTGTGATTGATGTTGGCGCGCAGGAGGCACTGCAGAACGTGCGCCGCACAGCAATCGACTTCGACATGGAGCAGGTGGCCACGATTCTCAATAAATCGCTGATCACTGACGCGGTGATTGCGCACTGGAAGCAAAAAGCGGCTGACCGCAAGACGATTGTTTTTTGTTCCACCGTGGCACACGCGAAAAGTGTCTGCGAGGCATTTGTGACGGCCGGTGTGCCGTCTGTGCTGATCCATGGCGAGCTGTCGCCGGTTGAACGCCAAACAAGGCTGCAAGCATTTGAGACCGGCAGCGCCCAGGTGGTGGTCAATGTGGCGGTGCTAACTGAGGGCTACGACTACACACCCACGTCTTGTGTGGTGTTGCTGCGTCCGAGCTCCTACAAGTCCACCTTCATTCAGATGGTTGGGCGTGGTCTTCGCACAGTGGATCCGAAGGAGTTTCCGGGCGTCATCAAATCCGATTGCGTGGTGCTGGATTTCGGCACAGCCAGTCTGATGCACGGGGCGCTGGAGCAAGAGGTCAACCTCGATGGCCACACGCATGAGGGTGAAGCACCCATCAAAGAGTGTCCGGAGTGCGACGCCACCGTGCCGCTGTCATGTATGGAGTGCCCGTTGTGCGGCCACATCTGGGAGCGCCAGCCAGAGGACACCGGCGCACTCTCGGATTTCATCATGAGTGAAATCGATCTGCTCAAACGCTCGAATTTCCGGTGGTGCGATCTGTTTGGTTGTGACGACGCCTTGATGGCCACGGGCTTTACCGCCTGGGGTGGCGTGTTTTTTCTGAACGGCCGCTGGCATGCCATCGGTGGTGCCAAGTCGCTGCGTCCCACTTTGCTGGCTGTAGGCGAGCGCACCGTGTGCATGGCGCGCGCTGATGACTGGCTCAACGACCATGAGTCGGCCGACTCGGCGCACAAGACCCGGCGCTGGCTCAACGAGCCACCCACGGTCAAGCAACTGGTCTACCTGCCAGAGGCGATGCGGACCGATTTCGGCATGACCCGCTACCAAGCCTCCGCATTGTTGTCGTTTCAGTTCAACCGCAAAGAGATTCAGCGTCTGGTCACCGCTGCCAATGACGCGCATCACAGCAGCGCCACCAGCCACAGCAACCACCCCCATGTTTTGGAGGCGGCTTGAAGTGCGCGGTCTGTGCCCGCCAAGCCAAAGGCTACGGCTGGTTAAACCCCAGCCTCAAACGCAGCGACCCCGGTCGCTACTCAGACCAATGGGTGTTTTGCTCGCGCCGCTGCCAAAACGCCTTCTCAACACTCATGAATAAAACGGAGGGACAAATGATTGATCCAAGTGAAATGGAAACCACGGCCATGAGCGCGTGCCTGCAACCACTGGGCGAGTTCGTGAGCGGCATCGGCATGGACCGCCCGCTGGCCAGTTACAGCCGCTTGGAAGTGCTGACACTGATTGACGTCGTTGTCACGGCTTACCAAGGCCAGATGACGGCTGAACACGAACGCATGGCTGCGCGCGACCGGGCGTTTTTGCAAGAGCGCCTGAGCTTGCAGAAGGGTCGTGTGTGATGCTGGACTTCAACGCCCGCCCCAAAATTCAGGAGCAGATCAGCCAGCTCATTGATGCCGCCTTGACTCGCGAACGTGCAACTCAGACGCCGCGCGACTACCTGGGCGCATCGCGCTTGGGCGTTTCATGCGAGCGCGCGCTGCAATATGAGTACACGCACACACCGGTGGACGACGGCCGTGATTTCTCAGGCCGCTTGCTACGCATCTTTGAGGTAGGCCACACGCTGGAAGACCTGGCCATCCGCTGGTTGCGCATGGCGGGGTTTGACCTGTACACGCGCAAAGTCCAGGGCGGTCAGTTTGGTTTCTCGGTGGCAGGTGGACTTATCCGTGGTCACGTCGACGGGATCTTGAATACCGGTCCGGCCGATCTGGGCGTGAGCTACCCGGCGCTCTGGGAGTTCAAGACCATGAACGACAAGTCCTGGCGCGATACCGTCAAGCACGGGGTGACTAAGTCCAAGCCGGTCTATGCCGCGCAGGTCGCGGTCTACCAGGCGTACATGGAAACCAGCATCCCGGGCATCTCTGCCAACCCGGCGCTTTTTACGGCCATCAACAAAGACACCCAGGAAATCTGGTTCGAGTTGTTGCCCTTTGACGGCGGGCTGGCGCAGCGCATGTCCGACCGCGCTGTGCGCGTGATCACGGCCACCAGTGCAAGCGAGGTCTTGCCGCGCTTTGCCACCACACCTACCCACATGGAGTGCAAGTTCTGCGCTTGGCAGGACCGCTGCTGGGGGACTCAATGACGGCTGGCAACATCGTCTGGCTGGACTACAACAACGCCCCAGAACAAAGGCTGGAAACAGCGGCTGACACGCAGGCGCTCCGGGATGGTTTGCTGGACCGGCTCGAATCGGTGTTGCTGTACCTGTTTCCCAGTGGCCGAATTCGCGGCAACAAGTTTTATGTGGGTGATATTGATGGCGCGCCGGGCAAGAGCCTGGTGGTGGAGCTTGATGGTCCTCGGCGCGGGCTGTGGAAGGATTTCGCCGATGACGATGGCGGCGACCTGATCGCAGCCTGGGCCAAGTCACGGGGGCTGTCGACGCAGCACGACTTTCCGCGCATCGCCGATGAAATCAGGCAGTGGCTTGGCTTTGCGCCGCCCGTGGACCACGGGGCCAGGCGCGACATGCGAACGGTCCCGATGGATGAACTCGGTCCCTACACCGCCAAGTGGGATTACGTCGGGCTCGATGGCGAGCTGATTGCCTGCGTCTACCGTTACGACCCACCATCGGGCAAGGAGTTCAGGCCGTGGGATGTTCGCGCGCGGATGTGGCGTGCCCCTGATCCGCGCCCGCTTTACAACATGCCAGCGTTGCAGACGGCTCGCACCGTGATCCTGGTCGAGGGTGAAAAGTGTGCCGATGCCCTGATTGGCGCAGGCATAGTGGCCACCACTGCCATGAACGGGGCCAAAGCACCGGTGGACAAAACCGACTGGTCTGCGCTCAAGAACAAAGATGTGTTGATCTGGCCTGACCGTGACGCGCCGGGCTGGGACTATGCCGAGAGCGCTGCACGCGCCTGCGCTGCCGTGGGCTGCCAGTCGGTGTCCATCCTCGTGCCGCCTGCTGACAAGCCGCTCAAGTGGGATGCGGCCGACGCAGCGCAGGAGGGCTTTGATTGCGCCGCCTTCATCGCGCAGGCTGAACGCCGGGTGATCAAAGCTGCTGCGCCCATGGTGCCAGCCTTCACGCTCGGCGCATTGCTTGATGATGACTCACCGCTACCCGAAGATTTGATTGAGCCGCGCGTGCTGACACCGAGCGGCCTGCTGGTGTTTGGCGGCGCTCCCAAGGTCGGCAAAAGCGACTTCTTGCTGGCCTGGCTCACCCACATGGCCGCCGGTGCCTCGTTTTTGGGGATGAGGCCGCCCCGGCCACTGCGGGTGTTTTATTTGCAAGCCGAGGTCCAGTACCACTACCTGCGCGAGCGGGTGAAAGGCATTCGCCTCTCGCCAGAACACTTGAGTCTGGCGCGTACCAATTTCATGGCCACGCCGCAGTTGCGCCTGATTCTGGACGACGACGGGCTGGCGCAGGTCATCCCGGCCATGGTGGCGGCCTTCAATGGCCTGACCCCCGACATCATCGTGATCGACCCGATTCGCAACGTCTTCGACGGGGGCGATGCAGGCGGCGAGAACGACAACGGCGCGATGCTGTACTTCTTGTCGCAGCGCGTGGAGCGCATTCGCCAGGCGGTGAACCCCGAGGCAGGCGTGATTCTGGCGCACCACACCAAAAAGCTGGGCAAGCGCCAGTTTGAGGAGGACCCATTTCAGGCTTTGGCAGGTGCTGGCAGCCTGCGCGGCTACTACTCATCCGGGATGCTGCTTTTTCGCCCTGATGAGGCGCAATCCACACGCCACCTGATCTACGAGCTGCGCAACGGACCGACCATTGAGACCAAGTTCGTCGACAAGATGGACGGCCAGTGGCACGAGGTCGATGTGAACGACAGGCTGGTGCTCAAAGAGTATGGCGAGCGGCTCGATGCCGAGCGCAGGAGAAAGCGCGATGCCATTTTGCAGATCCTCTTTGAGGAAGCGTCGCAGGGGCGCTGCTACACCGCCAACCAACTGGCCGAGTCCTTTGAGGGCAAGGCCGGTCTGGGCGGCGAGCGCACGATCCGGGAGCGGATCTCAGCCCTGTCCACGCAGGGCTACATCAAGTTTTTCCGCAACAGCACGGACTACGGACTGCCCTCGATTGGGCGCTCCAAGTTTGGCTACCTTTGCGTCGAGGGCATGGTCCTGAACACGCACACAGGTGAGCCCGATCCAGACACCGGCGAGCTTCCACTGCGACCGCTCGGGGTGCTGCCAACCCACTACAAATGCCCGCAATCCGGGGCCGCGATGCCCGTCGAAAACCCGGATGTGTGGGTTTACCAAGAAATTAGCAATGACCCGCAGGAGCAAGAATGAACACGATTTGCCAAGATAGAACCCGCACAAGTGCAGCGTTGTCATACGCCCGCATTGACCCGCACCAACCTGCAAACACCCTCAATGGCTATCCGTTAGCTACGGCTGGCATTGGCCCGCAGGAGTACGCAGGAGCCCGCAAGAGTTTACGCAAACAAGTTGGCAAAAGTTTTGCCAACTGGAGCCCACTTTTTGCCAACTGGATTCAGTTGGCAGACCCTTGCCAACTTCATTCCCATATAAATCAACCACTTACGCGTAAGTTGGCAAAGTTGGCAGTTGGCAACGCTGCCAACTTGCCAACTGGCCGCAAACCCGCATGGATGCTGGGTTTTCCTGAAAAATCCAGTTGGAGAAAACTCCCCTCCTACTACGTAGGAGAGGGACCTGTGGTTCCCTCTGACCTACGTCGGAGTGTTTCATCGGTCAATACACCGTTGCCGGGAAACCGGGTGGTGGTTCTGGCCATCGATCTGGGGACAACAACCGGTTGGGCACTTCGGTCCAAAGACGGCCAGATCGCGCATGGCTTTGCCAGCTTCAAACCCCAGCGGTTTGAAGGCGGCGGTATGCGTTACCTGCGCTTCAAACGTTGGCTCACCGAGATCAAAGCGCTGGCCACCGACATCCACGCCGTGTACTTCGAGGAAGTGCGTCGCCATGCAGGGGTGGACGCAGCCCACGTCTACGGCGGCCTGATGGCCACGCTTACCACCTGGTGCGAGCACCACAACATCGCCTACCAAGGCGTGCCTGTAGGCACGATCAAAAAGCACGCCACCGGCAAAGGCAATGCGGGCAAGGGCGAGGTGATTTCAGCCATGCGCCTGCTGGGCCACCCGGTCACCGATGACAACGAGGCCGATGCGCTGGCGCTCTTGCATTGGGCCATTGACACGCAGGAGGTGTGAGATGGCCATACCAACACCACGGGGCGGCTGGTCGGCGGAAGATGTTGCCGACTATTTCATTCAGGCTTCACGCACGGCCCACAAACTCCCGCCGGTTCGGGTGCAGGGCCACTTCAACGTCTGGCCCACCATTGTGCGAACCGATTACGAGCGCATGGCCAGTGACGATGCCCCGGTCTACCGGTTTCCACCCACCCCGGCCGAGGTGGACTGCATGCTCGAGGTTATGGGCTGGGTCCAGTGGCTCGAGGTCGAGCAGCGCCACCTGGTCTGGATGCGGGCGGCGCGTTACCGCTGGTACGACATCGGCAAACGCTTCGGCTGTGCACCACGCACTGCGCAGCGCCGCTGGGAGATTGCCATGTACATCGTGGCCAGCAACCTGGTGCGGGGAAGTTTGGTGAGGTAGTTGCAGGTAGTTGCGTGCCAGATACAAATGATGCGTGCTCCTGCGAGTTGTTGCGGAGAAAACGCGGATTTGAACGTGTCGCGTTTTACCGGAATTTCGCTTACATTTTGTCTACGGTTGCGAGAGATGTGTCTTGCAGCCACCCTCATTCAACAGCCCGCAACGAGCATGTCTCTCGCGGGCTTTTTCGTTTCCGAAGCAGCATGAAGCCCACCATCAAAATCCAATACCGGCCGATTGAGTCCCTGATCCCTTACGCCCGAAATGCCAAGCTGCACTCGGACGCCCATGTGGCGCAGATCGCGGCCAGCATCACCGAGTTTGGCTGGGGTGCTCCCATCCTGGTGGACGGACAAAACAACGTCATCGCAGGTCACGGCCGACTGCTTGCTGCCCGCAAGCTCGGCATGTCCGAGGTGCCCGTCGTAGCCATGGAGCACCTGACCGAGATCCAGCGCAAGGCACTGATCCTTGCCGACAACAAGATCGGCGAGAACGCGTCCTGGGATGACGATCTGCTGGGCCTTGAACTGGCTGAGCTGCAGGAAGCAGGCTTTGATCTGGGCCTCACCGGCTTTACCGCCGAAGAGTGGGACAAGCTCATTGCGGGTGACCCCAGCAACGATGGCCTGACCGACGAAGACCAGGCACCCGAGGTGGCTGAGACAGCCGTCTCCAAAACCGGCGACATCTGGATCCTTGGCGAGCACAAGCTGTTGTGTGGCGATGCCACCAAGGCAGAAGATTACAAGGCGCTGCTGGGCGATGAACTGGTGGACATGACTGCCACCGATCCGCCTTACAACGTCAACTACGCCAACACGGCCAAGGACAAGATGCGCGGCAAGGACCGTCCCATCCTGAACGACAACATGGGCGCTGACTTTGGAGCGTTCTTGCAGTCGGCATGCCAGAACATCCTGGACGTCACCAAAGGTGCGGTCTATATCGCCATGAGTTCATCCGAACTCGATACCTTGCAGGCAGCGTTTCGCGCCGCAGGGGGCAAGTGGTCCACCTTCATTATCTGGGCCAAGAACACCTTCACCATGGGTCGCGCGGATTACCAGCGCCAGTACGAGCCCATCCTCTACGGTTGGAAAGACGGTGCTCAGCACTACTGGTGCGGTGCACGCGACCAGGGAGACGTGTGGCACATCAAGAAGCCGCACAAAAACGATTTGCACCCGACCATGAAGCCGGTGGAGTTGATGGAGCGTGCGGTGCGCAACAGCAGCAAAACACGAGACATCGTGCTGGACCCGTTTGGTGGTTCTGGCACCACCCTGATTGCCTGTGAAAAGTCTGGCCGTCGTGCCCGGCTCATTGAGCTAGATCCCAAGTACGTGGACGTGATCGTTAAACGCTGGGAAGAATACACAGGACAGAAAGCCACCCGTGAATCGGATGGCTCGGCGTTTGCGGACCTTACGCCGCAAGGTTACTCGGTTTTAGATGATGCAGTGGGGAGCGAGCTGGAGGGTGAGACCCTGTAGACCCGCTCACCACCGCTCTCCTTAACGGAGTCGATGGTCAGGCCCAGTTTCTTTTTCAGGGTTCCTGCCATGCAGCCGCGCACCGTGTGCGCTTGCCAACCTGTGGCCTCCACCATTTGAGGAAGGGTTGCACCTTCTGGACGTTTCATCAGATCGATGAGCACCGACTGCTTGCTACCTTTGCGCTTGGATTTGACCGGTGGCTCAATGCCAATGGCCCGAAGCCCTGCGGTGGTGATGGCAAAGCGGGTTGAACCCTCTGGACCTTTGCTGTGCGGACGAATCAGCCCTTCATTGCCAAGACTTGTCAGCACCTTGATCAACGCACCACCTTTGAGGTTGGGTGTGAAGTCGGTCAGCACATGCTGAGGATGGCTGGCTGCAGCGTTGAGGAGCAAGGCTTGGCTGGGTGTGAGTTTCATGTTGATCTCCTGTATCAGTTGGGTTGGGTTGTTTGTTTGGATTGCTGGCCAGCCTTAAAGGCGGCTTGAAGTGCTTCTTTGAGGCCCCAGACGCTGACCTCATGGAAATCCAGACGGTCGCTGTTGCGAGTGGCCAGCGTGTCGATGTGCAGATGTTCTGCGGCGATTTGGTTGAGCAGATGCTCCAGTTTTTGGGTGTCCATTACTTAGCTCCTTGGGTTGTTAATCACGTTCCTATGAACGCTCTGAATCCAAATGAAGCCAAGCTTTATCTGCATCAATTGCGATTACTTATTGAATAAGTTGGGAATAAGCCGCAGTGCCCCGAAGTGCTCCAACACCTTGCCGACACCCCGCGTGTTCGGCGGTACTTGATAAGCCCGGTTATTGCGATCAGCACCGCCCACAGGCGCACCGGGACTACGGACGTGCCAGGCGTGGCTTTGAAACCGAGGTGGGCTTTTACCAGTCAACCCGCTGGCGGGACGTGCGCGCAGAGTTACTGCGACAACAACCCCTTTGCGTGAGTTGTGAAGCGGCGGGACGGGTTGTGGCTGCCAAGGTTGTGGACCACATCAAACCGATTAAGGACGGCGGTGAGCGATTTGACAGGGGAAACCTGCAAGGACTCTGCGTCTCATGTCACAACCGAAAGACAGCACACGAGACCGCTGGTCGGCGCTCAACACCCCCCTAGGGGGGATGAATCTCTGAAGCCTGCGGAGCAAGCAGCGTGCCCCCGCCAAGATTTTTGCGCGTGCAAATTAAAACCAAGGGGGGTTACCCCAGAACGGAAGATTGATGGCCGGAAGAAAGCCGCTCCCCACTGAGATCAAAAAGCTCAGGGGAACTTTGCAAAAGTGCAGGACCAACCCGCATGAGCCGCAACCCCAAGGGGACCTTGTTTCGCCGCCCGAGTACATGTCAGACGGGGCCAAGCAGGCCTGGCGATATGCCATTGAGAGCGCGCCTGAGCATTTGCTCCGCAAGCTTGATATGTCGGTTCTTGAGGTCTGGTCCTGTGCAGCCGATCTGTACCGCAAGGCGCAGATTGGAATCACTAAGACCGGTCTGCTGATCAAAGCACCTAACACGGGTGTGCCGATGCAATCGCCTTACCTTGCCATTGCCAATAAGCAGGCTCAGATCATGACCAAGGCCGCTGTGGAAATGGGCTTCACGCCTGCGTCGCGCTCTCGAATAAATCAACCCACAGACGCCCAGATCGATCTTGATCCTTGGGCAGATATTGCAGGCTGACACTAATTTATGGCAACAGAGAACTACGCTGCTATTGCGCGTAAGTATGCGCAGGCAGTTGTGGCTGGTGACATATTGGCCTGCAAATGGGTGCAGCTTGCATGCCAGCGTCAGTTAAACGATTTGGCAAAGTTCAAGGGCAAAGCCAGCCCTTATCAGTTCAATCCCAAGCTCACAGACAAAGACGGCCGGACGTTCCATCCCGCCGACAACCTGTGCGCGTTCATTGAGCGCCTGCCTCACGTCAAAGGACCTTTGGCTGGCGAGACGATCAAATTGGAACCCTGGCAGGTGTTCATCCTGACCACCGTGTTCGGTTGGGTTAAGCCCGACGGCAACCGCCGCTTTAGGCGCTCGTACATCGAGGTGCCACGCGGCAACGCCAAGTCGACCCTGTCGTCTGCACTTGCGCTGTACATGCTTGCCGCAGATGGCGAAGGCGGAGCTGAGGTTTATTCCTTGGCCACCACCCGTGACCAGGCGCGCATCGTGTTTGGTGATGCGCAAACCATGGCGCGAAGGTCTCAGGGGTTTCGCAGTCGGTTTTCAGTCAATGTCGGTGCTCACAACATGAACGTGATGCAGACTGGCTCAAAGTTTGAAGCCCTCTCAGCCGAGGGTTCAACGCTGGATGGACTGAACATTCACTTTGGCTGCATTGATGAATTGCATGCCCACAAGACCCGCACCGTCTACGACGTGGTCGAGACTGGCACTGGCAAGCGGGACAACTCGCTCTTGTGGGTGATCACCACCGCAGGCAGCAACCGCTCTGGCATTTGCTACGAGGTGCGAACCTTTGTGACCAGGCTGCTAGACGGCGTGTTCGAAGACGACAGTCAGTTTGGCATCGTCTACGGTCTTGATGACGGGGACGATTGGACCAGCGAAGACTCGCTCATGAAGGCCAACCCCAACTGGGGCATCTCGGTGCGCCCGGAAATTCTGGGACCGCTGCAGGCCAAGGCCATGCAGTTGCCTAGTGCGATGAACAACTTCAAAACCAAACACCTGAACGAGTGGGTCAATGCAGACACCGCTTGGATGGATATGCGCTCTTGGGACGCATGTGCTGATCAGGACCTGGACATTGAGTCTTTTGTGGGTCAGCCCTGTTGGGTTGGTCTGGACTTGGCGAGCAAGACAGACATTGCAGCCTTGGTGATTGTGTTTGCCCATCCGGAGATCGCCGATGCGTTTGCCGTCTTTGGCAAGTACTACCTGCCGGAAGACACGGTCAACGCCCACGGTAACAGCCAGTACACGGGCTGGATGCACACCGGACGCCTCACGGTAACGCCAGGCAATGTGATTGATTTCAGTTGGATTGAAGCTGATCTGAGCGACCTGTCCTCGCGCTTTGCAGTGCAGGCAGTTGCCTTCGATCCGTTTCAGGCCACACAGCTCTCTACTCGAATGATGAGTGAGGGCCTGCCAATGATTGAAGTGCGTCCCACGGTGCTGAACTTTTCAGAGCCGATGAAAACGCTTGAGGCCTTGGTGCTTCAAAAGAAATTGGTTCACGACGGCGATCCAGTACTGGGTTGGATGGTCAGCAACGTTGTTGCCCACCTGGACGCCAAAGACAACATTTATCCACGTAAGGAGCGAGCAGAAAACAAGATCGACGGCATCGTGGCATTGATCATGGCGCTCTCGCGCGCGATCAAACCGGGAGACTCGGTGATGCTGGGATCCGATTACGAGTTGGTATTGCTCTGAACCGATGGGATTTTTAAATTTCTTTGATCGCTTCCGTGGCCCCAATGCATCCGGAGGGGATCGCTCGCCGTGGGGAGACTTCTATTTCGAGCCAGTCTCCGCTCGAACTGGGAGTGGGATGCGTGTCTCGCCAGACAGCGCGCTCAGACTTGCTTCTGTATATGCCTGCGTACGGGTTTTGTCAGAGACCATGGCATCTTTGCCACTTGTCGTCTATCAACGGCGTTCAGATGGCGGCAAGGATAAGGTAACGGACCACTGGCTATATCAGTTACTTGCTAAGCGCCCCAATCGTTTCCAGAACCCATTTGAGTGGCGTGAAATGTTGCAAGGCCATTTGGCACTTAGAGGCAACGCATACAACCAAATCATCACCAACCCAAAAGGCGAGGTAGTGGAGTTGATGCCGCTGCACCCCGATCGGATCCGACTGGAGCTACTGCAATCGGGCGAGTACAGATACAGGTTCACCGATCGATTTGGGAGAGAGTCAATCTTGCCGCGTGGCGAGGTCTGGCACTTACGTGGTTTGTCATCTGACGGGTTAATTGGCATGAGTCCGATCGAGCTGGCCAGAGAGAGCTTGGGTATGGCGTTGGCTGCCCAAGACTATGGATCTCGCTTCTTTGCAAACGACGCCAAACCGACGGGCGGGTGGATTGAGTTTCCGGGTTCATTTAAGGATTCGGAAGCCAAGAAGGTTTTTCGTGAGTCTTACCAGCAGGCACAGTCCGGTCCCAATCGGGGCAAAGTCCTGGTGCTTGAAAACGGCATGAAGTTTCATGAAGTAGGTGTCTCGAACAAGGATGCCCAGTTCCTTGAGTTGCGCAAATTTCAAATCACTGATGTGGCCAGGCTTTTTCGTGTTCCCCCTCACATGATCGGAGATCTGGACCGCGCGACCTTTTCCAACATTGAGCAGCAAAGCCTGGAGTTCGTCATGCACACCATGACGCCATGGGCTGAACGCTGGGAAGCCAGCATCGAGTCGGAATTGTTGCTTGACGGTGACGACATCGAAGTCGAGTTTGATTTTGCCAACCTGATGCGTGGGGATGCAGCAAGTCGTGCTTCGTATTACCAAAGCGGAATTCAAAACGGTTGGCTCACGCGCAACGAAGCACGTATCGCAGAGAACCTCAACCCGCTTGATGGCCTTGACGAGCCCCTTCGCCCGCTGAATATGACTGAAGAAAACGCGGCAGAGGATCAAGAGATTGACACCGAACAAGCGGAAGACCCTGCTCAAGAAGCTACGGAGTCCATTGATGAGGCTGAGGCTCGCTTGAGGGCTTTGATTGACTCAAGCGCTGAACGCTGGGCCAGACGCATTGCAAGAGCGGGACGAATTGAAGAAAAAGAGCTGGCGCTAATTGCGCAATCGTTAGCTGTTCCATTGGAACGTGTCAGCGGCTGGGCAAAGACAAGTTTCTCCATGGATGAGGAACACCTTTGCCAATCACTTAAATCACTTGGGATGAGACCATGAACCATCAATTGCTAGTTGCTGAATATTTGGCAACTCCCTGGGCCTTGATGCCCGAGCGTTTAAGCGCTGTCACTGCTGTCATTGCTCGTTGGTCTGGTGATGCGCGCGCCACTGATGAAGTGATGCTCAGCATTTCAGAAGATCGACAAGCACGGGAAGCACGTCGCCAATCGAGTGTTTCCAATTCGGGCGGCGGCATTGCGGTGCTCCCCCTGTATGGCATCGTGACACAGCGGGGAAACATGGTTGACGATGTGTCCGGGCCTGGCACAGCAAGCACTCAGAAGTTTTCAAATATGTTGCGAGCAGCACTTCAGGACGAAACCGTCTCTCAAATTTTGATCGACATCGACAGCCCCGGTGGCAGCGTCTACGGTGTAGCTGAATTGGCCGATGAGATCGTTAGTGCCCGCGCACAAAAACCTGTAGTTGCAATTGCCAATAGTCTGGCCGCCTCGGCGGCTTACTGGATTGGGTGCTCGGCTTCAGAGTTTTATGTCACCCCAGGTGGAGAGGTCGGCTCCATTGGTGTTTGGCAGGCACATCAGGATTACAGCAAGGCCATGGATGAGGCGGGAGTCAAGACAACCCTGATCTCGGCTGGAAAGTTCAAGGTTGAGGGCAACCCTTATGCGCCATTGGACGAAGAAGCCCAGGGCTTTATGCAGTCTCGTGTTGATGACTATTACGCCGCGTTCACCAAGGCCGTAGCTAAAGGCCGAGGCGTGTCTATCTCCCAAGTGCGAGATGGCATGGGCCAAGGCCGAGTTCTCGGGGCCGACGCGGCACTTGCAAACAACATGGTCGATGGGATTGCCAGTTTTGATGATGTCATCAAAAAGATGCGGCGAGATGCACGCGCTCAAAGCAAACCCAATGCACTGCGACTTAACCAAGCGAGGAACTCGCTTGCCCTAATGTGATTTTTCTAGGCAGCACTCCGTAGAGAGCTGCCAGCAAAGTGAAGCGGCCCGTTGGCCGCACCCCAAGTAACCACCTCGTCAATTAAGACCCGGTGGTTTTTTTACGTTCCTTGATTTTGGAGAACCCCAAATGAGTAAGCAATTGCGCGAGCTGCAGGCTCGCAAATCCAACTTGGTCAAAGAAGCGCGCGCGCTCACTGACCGTGCCGCAGCCGATAACCGCGATCTGAATGACGAAGAGGCTACGGCCTTTGATTCACTCAAGACACGTATTGAGGCTGCTAGTAACGCCATCGACCGTGAAGCGAGCCTGATCGCCGAAGAGGCGCAAATGGCTCAAGTCCCAGCCGCCTCTGGTGCATTCATCACAGTTACCGACAACCGTGAAGCTGACCCTATGCACGGCTTTCGAACAGCGGGCGAATTCATGCAGGCGGTGTACCAGGCAGAAAAGCCCGGTAAATCCCTTGATGATCGCTTGCTGATTGGCGGCGGTCGAGGTGCAGCAGCGCCAGGCAGCTTTGCTAATGAGGCCTCTGGCCAAGACGGTGGCTTCTTGGTTCCGCCTCAGTTTTCCCAGCAAATCTTCAAACTCTCTTTGGGTGAGGATTCCTTGCTGCCGATGACTGACAACGTTGAGATCAGCGGAAACAGCATGGCGTTCCCCAAGGACGAAACGACACCTTGGGGCACCAACGGTATCCGTGCCTATTGGCAGGGAGAAGCCGCCTCGGCTATTGCATCCAAACCAGTGCTTGGTCTGGCAACTTTGCGCCTTAAAAAGCTCATGGCGTTAGTCCCCACCACGGATGAATTGCTGGACGACGCAAATGCGTTGACTACGTATTTGCCGGAAAAGGTTGCCCTGTCCATTCGCTGGAAAACCAACGAGTCCATTCTCTTTGGCGCTGGCAACGGCGTGCCAATCGGAGCAATCAGCTCTGGCGCTACGGTGACGGTTGCAAAAGAGACAGGTCAGGCGACACAGACTCTTTTGCCGCAAAACTTGGCCAAGATGATTTCACGGCTTCCAACTGGCTCTTTTGCCAACGCGGTCTGGATCGTCAACAACGATGTGCTTCCAGCGCTTTTCACGCTGACCTTGGGCAATTACCCGATCTACATCCCCACGGGCCTGCCCGTCGGTGGTTTGCAGGTCTCGCCCTATGGCACGTTGCTCGGACGTCCAGTGTTTGTGTCTCAACACGCCAACACCTTCTCAGCCCAAGGCGACATCTTGCTGGTGGACCTGAAGTACTACCAGACCATCACCAAAGCGGGCGGTTTGCAAACGGCCACCTCAATGCATCTGTACTTCGATGCGGATTTGACGGCTTTTCGCACCACCTTCCGCATGGACGGTCAGTCCAAGCTCAACAGCCCCATCACGCCTGCCAAAGGTAGCGCGACGATGTCTCCCTTTATTCAACTGGGCGCGCGCTAAGCAGCCTCAAACCCTAGGAGAAAACCATGTTTCCCAACGCAAAAGGCAGCGAACTGCTGTCTGTACTCGCCACCATCGACCCTGCAGCGCAAGCGGCAGGAACAATCACCACGGGCTGGATTTCTGTGGCCAACCACCACGGATTTCTCTCTCTGGTCCAGACGGGAGTGCTGGGCACCAGCGCCACAGTAGATGCGAAGTTGCAGCAGGCGGTTGATTCAACCGGTACCAGCGCCAAGGACATCACTGGCAAAGCGATCACCCAGATCGTTAAAGCCACTGGCGACAACAAGCAGGCCTTGATCAACGTCAAGCCCGAGGAGCTCGACACGGTGAACGGCTTTGGCTTTGTACGCCTGTCCATCACGGTGGGTGTGGCTGCAAGCCAGACTTCAGCACAGGTGCTTGGTGTCAATCCGCGCTTTGCGCCTGCTGATGCTTCTAACCAATCGGCTGTGGTGCAGGTCATCTAAATGTCCATTCAACTCGTCACGCCACCCTCTGAGGAACCAGTGACCCTCATTGAGGCAAAGCTGCATCTGCGGGTGGACTTTGACGATGACGACACGCTGATTGCGTCGCTCATCACGGCGGCCAGGCAAGCAGCCGAGACCTTGACTGGCAGGCAGTTAATCACTGCCCGCTGGAAGCAAGTGCTTGACTGCTTTCCAGGGCCGTCGCTGATGGGTGTACCAGCTGACCAGGCTTTCACACTGCCTGGGCATGCAATATTGTTGGCAAAGGCCCCAGTGCAATCGGTGATTTCAATCAATTATTTGGACATGGGGTCTGTAAGTCAGACCATGCCGGTATCGAATTACACAGTGGACTCGGCTTGTGAGCCTGCTCGGATCACTCCCGTTTTTGGACAAATCTGGCCAATTTGCTTGCCCCAGATCGGAGCGGTTTCAGTTACTTTTGACGCAGGGTATGGAACTGCAGCACAAGTTCCAGAAGGCATAAAAAGTTGGATCAAGTTGCGTGTGGGTAGCTTGTATGCGCACCGCGAAGAGGTTGCAGCGCTGTCACGAGGACGCATCGATTCATTGCCTTTTATTGACGGACTACTTGACCCTTACAAGGTTGCCTTTTTATGACTGTTCTCAGTGCAGGTCAACTGACAAAACGAATCACACTGCAACGCCAGTCCACATTACAAGACAGTCTCGGCGGTCCAGTACGAACCTGGATAGATGTGGCCAAGGTCTGGGCTGAAATTCAACCCCTAACAGGGACCGAACAGAAAAGAGCACATCGCATCGCAAGCGAGGTATCCCATCAGATCACTGTGAGGTACCAAACCAGCCTCACAGATACCAGGGTGGTATCCAGCTATCGAGCGATCTTCAAATCTCGAATTTTTAATATTCACGCTGTCATGAGCGAAGACGAGAGCAATGTAATGATCACATTGCTTGCGTCAGAAGGTCTTGAGTGAGCAGCAAGATATAAAGGAACCGACATGCTAGAGACGCAAGTAAACGGCTTGTCTGAACTGCAGAAAATCCTCGATCAGTTTCCTGTGCAGGTTGAAAAAAAGATTTTGCGCGGAGCCCTGCGAGCTGGACAAAAGGTTGTTCTTGAGCAAGCAAAGGCTGCAATTCACAACGTGAGTGGTGAACTAGCCGCAAGCTTGCGAATCAGTACACGGGCTGGCAGAGACGGAAAAATTAGCGCCCGCGTGGTAGCGGGCAACAAGACTGCTTATTACGCACACATGGTTGAGTTCGGTACGGCAAAGCATCTGATCAAGCCCAAGAATCGCAAGAGCCTGGTGATTGCAGGAATGATGCGCGAGGTAGTTCATCACCCTGGTGCAAAGAAAAAGCCCTTTATGCGTCCTGCTGCTGATATGGCAGCTCATGACGGCAGTGAAGCAATTACTGCGTTTAAGGATTACTTGGCGGCGAGGATTACTAAAGAGCTGGACAAGTTACCAGACGAATCAAATGGTGTGACGCGATGAGGGCTGAGAAGGTCATCTACACGTTGCTCACGGGGAATGCGACGGTAGCCGCCTTGGTGGGTACAAAGATATTCCCTGGCCTTATTCCTCAAAACACAGCCATGCCAGCGATTTCATATGAGCTGGTCAGTGGTGTTGAGATCCTGCCGATCAATGCTCAAGCAGGCGGCGTGATCTTACGCAGTCGCGTTCAGGTTTCTGTTCTTGCTCGCACTTATACGGAAGTCAAAACCATTCACGAAGCCATTCGTGGAGCGTTACTTTTTAAAAGTGGCTTGATCGCTGGCGTGCAAGTCATCGGAATTACCCGAGAACTCATAGGCTCAGACGAAAGAGATGACTTATCCGGCTTGTACATGCAGGGAGTCGATTTCCTGCTTACACATGACGAGACCTAAATAGTTTCATCGGTTTAGTTGCAACCCTGCCCGCAGTAAGCGGGCTTTTTTATTTGGAGAAGACCATGCCACAAGCATCCGGTATTTTTAAGCAGGTAGCGCTCAAACGTGAGGTTACCTATGGCACTGTCCCAGCCGCATCGGGAGCACAACTGTTGCGCCGAGCGCAATCAACGATTGACCTCACAAAAGAGACCTATCAGTCGGCTGAGATTCGTCCAGACATGCAAGTTGCCGACTTTCGCCATGGGGTTCGCCGTATTCAAGGTTCGCTGCAAGGCGAGTTATCTCCTAAAACATACAGCGACATTTTTGCCGCTGTGCTCAAGCGTGAATTCACTGCCGGAGTGAGCGCTACAAGCCTGAGCATTACGGTGGCAGGAACTGCACCCAATTTCACACTAACCCGAGCCGCAGGCTCATACCTTGCGGATGGATTCAAGATTGGCGATGTCGTGCGGCTTACCGCAGGCACCTTTAACGCAAACAACTTGAACAAGAACCTTCTGATCATCGGCCTAACCGCAACGGTGGCTACAGTGATGACGTTAAACGGTACAACTCTTACCGCTGAAGGCCCGATTGCATCGGCCACAGTTGGCGTGCAAGGCAAAAAGACGTTCATACCGACGTCAGGTCACACCGATGTGAGCTATTCAATGGAGCACTGGTTCAATGACATCAGTCAGTCTGAGGTTTATACGGGCTTAAAAATGGACAAGGTCGGCATTGATCTGCCACCAACCGGTATGGCCAAAGTTAGTTTTGACCTGATGGGTCAGAACATGATTTCTTCAGCGACTCGCTACTTCACCAGTCCCACCGCCTTGACATCCAATGGAATCGTTGCGGCGGTAAATGGAATTTTGCTTGTCAACGGAACTGCACAAAGTGTCGTGACTGGCCTGCAAATCAATATTGATCCTACTTTCTCGGGTGATCCCGTCGTTGGATCCAACACTGTTCCCAATCTTTTCGCAGGTCCTGTGTCTGTAACCGGCCAGTTCACTGCATATTTCACTGATGCCACGCTTCGCGACTTATTTGTGAATGAAACAGAGACAAGCTTGGTGGTGTCGCTCACTACGGACAACACAGCAACCGCTGATGTTCTGACTCTAACTATTCCACGCATCAAGCTGGGCGGGCAACAAAAGAACGACGGCACAGGCGGCATCGTTCAGACATTTCCCTTCACGGCATTACTGAACACCAACGGAGGTTCGGGCACCAGTTCCGAACAGACCACTTTGGTGATGCAAGACACCGCTGCTTAACCCAGCGTTCCCTGGCACCGACCCGGCCTGATTCGCTTCCTTCGCGGGGGGCGGTCAGGTCGGGTGCGGGCTTTTTTTACCTACCCGCGAGAGGAAATCACATGAGTAACCTACGAATCATCAAAAGCGTTTTGAGCGCAAAAGTCGAGATCAAAGATGAAAACAGCGCGCCAACAGGCGTGTTTTTTGAGATTGCAGGACCAACACATCCAAAACGTAAATCAATCCTCCTGGCCAACCAACGTCGCTTGCAACACCAACTGCAAAAGACTGGAAAAGTGACGCTGGACGATCCCGCAGAGCAGGAGCTGCAAGCGCGCGACAACTTGGTCTCATTCACTCTGGGATGGTCTGGCTTTACAGACGAAAAAGGTAAAGAAGTACCTTTTAGTCCAGAAGCTGCACGCGAGCTGTACGAAAACGACGAGTATTCGTGGCTTGTTGATCAACTCAACGCCGCATTGAATGAAAAAGAGCGTTTTATGCAGCGCTCCGCGAGCAACTGATCGCGCACGCGGAAGCGCAATTCAGCCTTTCTAAGCGTATGCCTGACGGGCTGACACAGCGTGATCACTTGCAAGCCTATGCCAAATCCTCCGGGGAAATTCCCCCGGAGCTGATCGTTCCACCACTACCAGGATGCCTTCATGCAATTTGGGAAGTCTTTTTGCAGCTTCATCACATGCGCAGTGGAGGAATGGGACCAAACGCAATCAATGCTTCAGATTTGCTGGCTTTCCAGCATCTTCATGGCATTGCTTTGAACCCCTGGGAGTTGGACTGCATCCATGCGCTTGATCAAGTCGCACTTAAAGCCGCCTCTGAACAACGATAAAGCGTTGAATATATGAGCACGATTGCTACCCTAACGATTGAAATGGCGGCTAACGTCGCCCGCTTGCAAGCTGACATGGATCAGGCAAAGCGAGTGGTCGGCGACAGCATGAAGTCGATTGAGCAGGCGGTTGGTCTTGCAAAAAGCGCCTTCATTGCTTTTGCAGGAATTTCTTCGCTCGATGCTTTCGTGGGCATGATCAAAGGCTCGCTTGAGGCCAGCGCCAAATTACACGACTTGGCAGCACAAACTGGCGCAACAGTTGAAGCCCTAAGCGCCCTTGGCGCAATCGGAAAGACATCAGACACAAGCTTGGAGACGATATCTCAAGCAATGAATAAGTTGGCCAAGAATATGGCTGGCGCTACTGAGGACACCAAGGGTGCAGGCAAGGCACTGGAAGCAATCGGTATTGATTTCACGACCTTTAAATCCCTGAGTCCTGAGGACCAGATGAAGGCAGTAGCCGATGCCATGGGCCAGTTTGCTGACGGCTCTGGAAAGTCGGCGGTTGCAATGGCTTTGTACGGTAAAGAAGGTGCAAAGCTGATTCCGTTCCTAAAAGACCTTAACGAGGTCAGCGAGCTGCAAGCCAAAGTGACCTCCGAGCAGGCAGCAATGGCTGATAACTTTACCGATAACCTGACGAAATTGAAGGCCAGCGGTGAAGGTTGGAAAAAAGAGCTTTCACTTGGCATGTTGCCAGCCTTGAATGATGCGAGTCAGGCAGTGCTGGAAATGACAAATGGCACTGGAGGTTTACGGAAAACAATTCGACAGCTGACCGCAGATGGAACAATCCAGAAATGGACAAACGCCGCCATTGTCGGTTTGTCATACCTTCTCGATGCAGTTCAGATTCTGATCAGGGCATTTAATACCTTGATCATTGTCTTAGGCAGTACCTTGATGGCTACCTTCTATGCAGTCCAGGGCAAGTTCGAGGCGGCGGGGAATGCACTTAAGACTGTCGGAGCAGAAGTAGCTGATCAGTGGAGTGATCAGACGATCGGACAAAAATTCCGCGCACGCCTTGAGGAAGTCAAAGGGCTGGGACAAACCTCGGAAGAGGCAAAGCCAAAGCTGGACTTCACCAACGTGATGAACGGAAACAAGGAAGCGGCAGACAAGCAGACCAAGGCATACAACGACTTGGTAGCGACGATCAAAGAAAAAATTGCATCGACCAATTTGGAAACTGAATCGGGCGGCAAGCTGACCGAGGCGCAAAAGCAGCAGCTCGAAATCAACAAGCTGGTCGAGAAAGGCACCATCAGCCTCAAGGACGCAACCAGCGACAACACGAAGGCCTTGCTGGAGCAACTGACGGCTGCCGAGCAGGCAAAAGCTGTCCAAGAAGACCTGCGCAAAGCCAGCGAGGAAGCTTGGAAGGAATACATCAAAAACACCGATGCGCTGCAGAAAAACGTCCAAGCTATTGAGGACAAGGTGCGCAAGCAACTGGAAGAAAACGACGCCATCGGCAAAACCAAGGCAGAGCTATTGCAACTCGAAATTGCTCGCCTGAAAGATGAAGCGGCAACTCTCGCGCAAATCGGTCAGCAGGAGGAATACCTCGGGCTATGTACACGTGAAACGATCGCGCACCAAGATACCCTGGAAGCACTGAAAAAGCTTATTGAGGCAAAAGAGCAAGGTGTGCACCTGCAAGCAGCCAAGGAAGCTGCGGACGCGTGGGAAAAGACAGCCAAGACCATCGAAACCAGCTTGACCGATGCACTGATGCGCGGTTTTGAGTCTGGAAAAAGCTTCGGCGCAAATTTGCGTGACACGCTTTTCAACATGTTCAAGACGCTGATCTTGCGCCCGATCATTCAGCCGATCGCGCAAGGTGCATCGAGCGCGATTCTCGGCACAGTGGGCATGGGCGCAAGCGGCACGGCTGCAGCGGCGACTCCTGGATCGCTGGCCAGCATGATTGGTGGTGCTACTGGCTTTCTTGGCGGTGGCTTGAAGGCCGGATTCACTGGAATTTTTGGCGAAGCAGGTACGGCTGGCGTTTACGACGCGGGTATGACGGCTATCGGCGCGGGAAACATCAGCGGCGGCGTCGGCACTTTGGCGGGTGGTGCTCTTGGCTGGTTGGGCGCTGGTGCGGCAGGCATTGGCCTTGGCTCCCTGATCGCTGGCGACAAGAGTGTGGGCGGCTTGAGCGGCACCAGCAGCAGTGCAATTGGCACGGCCATTGGTGCGGCTGTGGCTGGCCCGCTCGGCGCTGTGCTGGGCGGTGCCTTGGGTGGCTTATTCAATGCTGCCTTTGGTATGGGTGACAAAAACGTCACCGCGTCAGGAGTGCAAGGAAGCGTTGGAGGTGGGGCTGTTACTGGGCAGCTATTTTCCAATTGGCACCAAGACGGTGGTTGGTTTCGCAGCGATCGAAACGGTACTGATTTCGCTGCAATTACATCTGACTTGCAGTCAGCAATGAATAGCGGTGCGCAAGCCATATTGGAATCGACCAAGGCTTATGCAGACGCACTGGGTCTGCCAGCAGAGCAATTAGCCAGCGTTACCACCTCATTCACGGCCAAGCTGACCGGAGATGCAGAAAAAGATAAGCAAGCGATATTGGACGTTCTGGATCAGTATCAGGTAGCGCTCACCAATGGCTTCCAAGAGACATTGCTCCCATTTAAAAAAGCTGGCGAATCGTTAATCGAAACTTTGCAACGACTCGCATTGATCCAAGGGTTCAGTGAGTCCATAAATAGCCTTGGCGGTATTTTCACAACCATTGCAAATTCTTCCATCGCTGCACGTGAGTCGCTTATTAGTATGGCTGGCGGTATTGATGCGCTGATTACCAAAGCAAATGCATTCGTCAAAGACTATTACAGCCAGGGCGAGCAAGCAGGTTTGCAGGCACGCAACATCGTCGATGCGCTTAAGTCTGTTGGTATCGATGGCACAAACCTAGCTTCGCGTGAGGATTTCCGTCTGTTGGTGGAAACACGCGATGTCAATTCCCAGCAAGGCCAAGAGCAGCTTTTGAAGTTGCTCGATCTTGGCCCTCAGTTCGCTCAACTTTCGGACTACATGAAAGCGAACGATGTCACCATGAAGCAACTGCTTGACGCAGCACCGCAGGTTGAAATTCTCAACAAAATGCTGACTCCAGCAGAGCAAACAGCAAAATCGACTGGAGACCTGGCATCTACGGCAAAGGTTGGTAACACGCTACTTTCTGATTTGAATGAGTCTGTGAGGGCTGGCGCAAATTCCACTACGAGTGCGATCAACGTGTTGGCGGGAGCAGTTAATGGAATGGCAGCCGTTGCCGAAGCCGCAGTATCCGCAGCGCAATCTGCAGCGGCTAGCGCTGCGGCTGCAAGCTCTGCTGCGAGTAGTGCAGCCGACAAGGTCTCTTTGGTGCAATCGCAGCCAACCTATATCTACGACATCGGCGGAGCAAAACCTTAATGGCTCAAATCATCATCGCCGATGTCGATGTGTACGACCCAAGCATCAGCGGAACACGCACGCTGCGGTTTTCGACTCAAAGTTACACCACCGGCCCCACAGACAGTCCGGCAAACACTTTTTACGACGGCCGCATTCAGCAGCCTGCAAATATCAGTCGTTCATGCTTCAGTGACGCCAAAACTACTGGTCGAACTCAGATCGGCTATGGGGACATGGTGCTTGTAAACAATGACGGAGCGCTTGATGGCTTACTTGATTACAGTTTTGCTGGGCGAGCTATCACCATAAAACTTGGCGTAGTGCTCCCCAATAGCGGTGGAACAGTCTCGTGGGTTACTGTGATCAAGGGAACGATGGAGCAAGCCGAGTTGTCATGGCAAAAGGTGACCATTCGGGTTCGCGATCGTCAGCAAGATCTTGCTAAACCGTTGCAGCAACTTCGTTATACGGGAACTAACTCATTGCCAAATGGGCTTGAGGGTGTGGCCGGTGATTTGAAGGGAAAGCCAAAACCGTTAGTTTTTGGGAAGGTCTTCAATGTAGCTCCCCCTCAAGTGAATACCGATCGCCGCATCTATCAAGTTCACGCAGGCAGTGCATTGAATGCTGTCCTTGCGGCATATGACAGAGGAAATTTACTTTCACCTGGTGCCGCATATTCATCTCAAGTAGACATGGAGACAAATGCGCCGACAGCAGGCCAGTACCGCGTATGGAACGACGCGACAGCAGGGTGTTTTGTTCGATTAGGTTTTGCGCCTAATGGAACTTTCACCGTAGATGCGCAGCGGGGTGTGAATACTTCAAATAGAACAGTCGCACAAATTTTCAATCAAATTTTGCTCGCTTCAGGAATATCTTCTGGCGATATATCAGCCACCGATATTTCTGCACTCGACTCTGTGGCACCTTATGAAACCGGAGTCTTTGCCCCCCACGACAGCGACATCACCCCGCTTCAATTACTTGATGATCTTTGTGCAAGCGTAGGTGCATGGTATGGCTGTGATTCTTATGGTGTTTTTAGGATTGGTCAGATTGCAGTTCCAACAGGAGCTGCGGTCGGCACGATCACCGCGACCGACATTCTCAGGATAGAAAGAGTGGCCAGCCGCGATCCTGGAGTGGGTGTTCCAGCATGGAAGGTAAAGATCGGGTATCAGCGCATTTACAACGTGCAGAACGACCTCACTGCGTCTGTTAATGATGCCCGGAAATCTTATCTTTCAGATGAGTACCGAAGGGCTGAGAGCACCGATGCGTCAGTGAAAACAGCAAATCTGACGAGCCCCGAGCTTGAGTTTGACACCCAACTGACCACTGAGTCAGACGCGCAATCTGAAGCTGCGCGAAGACTGACCATTTACAAGTCCAGGCGGGATATGTACCAGGTGACTATCAGGGTAGATGCAGCACTGGCGGCAGTCTTGGACATTGGAAAGATTGTCACCTTACAGATCAATCGATTTGGAATGAGCGCGGGCAAGAAATTTCTAATTATTGGTATTCGCACAAACATGCGTGGATATCAATTCGACCTAACGCTTTGGGGCTGAGATGGCTAATATTTTTTTGGCGTGGCAAAACCGCACGGACGAGGGAACGCTATCAAATGGTTCTTGGCTATCCACATTGCCGTTGACGAATTTACAAAATCGCCAAGTACAAAAAGTAGCGCGAACCAATGGTGCCGCTGCTTCGGCAACAAAATTCGATGTTGATCTTGGATCCGCAAAGTCAATTGGCGTTGTTGCATTGGTTGTGCACAACATCAGCGTTGCTGGCACTGTGCGAATTACTGCCAGTGATTCAGCTTCCTTTTCGACGCTGTATTACGACAGTGGGAATGTGTCTGTATGGCCTTCTGGCGTAATTCCCTTGGAGCTACTCGAATGGGAGGATGACAATTTTTGGCTTGGCACCATCTCGCAACAGGCGCGTGCTGGCTACCAGGCTCCCTTTATCCATAAGCTGTCGATCATCAAGAACATGCGCTATTGGCGTGTAGAGATTGTCGACGCCGGTAACAGTGATGGTTATGTCCAGATCGGACGGCTATTCATGGCTCGCGGCTGGACTCCAACTGTTAATTACTCGTATGGCTCCGGATTGGGTTTCCAAGACCCGACGCCTGTAGATACATCTTTGTCCGGTGCTGAATATTTTGATGTCAGATCAAAGTTTCGAGTAATGCAATTTAGCCTGCCTTACATCACCGACACCGAGGCATATAACTATGCACTCGACCTTCAGCGCTTAGCTGGCGTCAGCGGTGAAATTCTTGTGATGCCAGATGGTGGTTCGAATATCACACAGCAACCACAGCGCTCATTTGTAGGTCGACTGCGTCAGTTGGGTTCAATCAAACAACCCAACCCGACCACTTATTCACTCGATTTTGAAGTCAAGGAGCTGCTGTAATGGCAACGGTAACCTTTCCGACGAACCTTGGGGGTGATGGCACAACTGTCACTGATGACGCCAATGTAAATACGGGTCTTGCTAATGGTGGTCACAGAGTTCGCTTTGTGCCCTCGCTATCTCAGGTGATCACCTGCATGAATGGAGCACTTTCACAGGCTTCTTCGCAAGTGACTGCGGCAACGCTTCAGGCTAGTAACTCCTACACATACGCAAATCAAGCCGCAGCCAGTGCTGCCACAGCCTTAAATGCCCCGGGCACGAATGCCACCAGTGCCACGAGTATCACGATCAGTTCTGGTTCCGTGACTCTTTCACTCTCGCAAACAGGTAAGAGCTTTGTTGCTGGCCAATTTGTGCAAATCGTCAGCGCTTCAAGTACTGCCAACTGGATGGTTGGTGCTATCTCTGCATTTAATTCAGCCACTGGCGTTATGACAGTGATCGTGACTGCCACGGGTGGAAGTGGGGCCGCTTCATCTTGGGTGGTTTCACCATCTTCACCGCCAATGCTTCCGTCTCAATCAGGCTACGGAGGTAAAGCACTGGTTACAGACGGATCTTCGGCAAGCTGGACTGAGGTGTATCCCTCCCAATCCGGCAACAGTGGCAAATCTCTAACGACAAATGGCGCGACTACCTCGTGGGTCGGCATCGCTGGACGCCAATATTTTCTAAGTCAATCATAAGGAAAACCGAATATGTCATCGGGAACGCTTGGACAGGCCGATCTCGCGGCCACCACAAATACAACCGTCTACACGGTGCCAGCTTCAAAGGTGGCCACCTTCAATGTGAATGTATTGAACCGTACGGGGGCCAACGTCACAGCTCGGCTAGCGATCTGCGCGAGTGGGTCTCCTTCAAATAGTGAGTATTTTGAGTATGACGCAACCATTCCGCCAAACGGCGTTTTGGAGCGTACCGGCATTGTGGCCAGTGCTGGGAAAAATCTTGTGATTTACGCCAGTTCGACTGGTGTGAGCGTGAACGTTTGCGGATTCGAGGAGTAAAAAATGGGAAGAAAAATCAGCGGTAGTCCTGACATTGTTACTGTTCAAGGGACAGTGACCACATTGACATCACAAGCAGGCCGCCAACCTTCGCAGCCAACAATTACAAGTCCTTCAAGCGGCAGCGTCATAACGAGTTTCACGCCAACGCTGAACAGCTCTGCTTTCTTTGTTTATAACACTGATACACATGCAGGGTCACAGTGGCAACTGGCCAGTGACCCGTCATTTGTGAATGTGTTTTATGACCTTCCATCAACCAGTTCAAAGACTTCGCTTGTAGTCCCCTCAGGTTCGATTCCTCAACTCGCTGGAGCTTTTTATGCAAGGGTTCGGTATATCTCTTCAGCTACCGAGGTCTCTGCCTGGTCGAACGGGATTAGCCTTGTTCGGACTGCATCAGTAGCAGTCACTTCCCAGTTTTTGAATTCGACAAACTTCCGCTTTGGATTTACATACGGAGCAACAGGAACAGCTTCATCAGTGGCTGTGAAGATTTCTGCAAACGCAGATATGTCGAATCCGGTAGCGAACACATCGGTGACTCTTTCATCCAATACTGGATATCTGGATTCTGTGACATATGCTTCGATGCCCGGCTTCACAACTGGTACGGCTTATTACGTGCAAACTACCACCGCAGGTTCTGGTGCAATCATCACCACTACAACTGTGCAACTTCCAATGCCAACAAGTTCATTGGCGCTCAATACAAGCACAGCCATCTACGATCCAAGTACGACAAACTTGCAAGTTACCAATGCCGTCACTGGTGCTAATTCTGCGACGATCGCCACGCAGTTTTCGACCTCAATAAATTTCACAACGGTGACTTATGAGAGCACTGCTACTTCAATCGCTGCATCAAATTTGCCGGGCTTATCCACCCGAGCATCTGCTTATTACTACCGCTTTGTTGTAGTTGCCGGAACTGATCGACCTGTTGTAGGTTCTCCGGCTGCCCTTACCGCAGTGCAGTTTTTCAGCGGCAGTGGAACATCAACGATTAGCAGCGCATATTCCGGCCAGGTGCTAGTGACGGGCATTGGCGGCGGCGGCGGCGGTGCTGGTGCGCCAGGTAGCGCGTGTGGTGGGGGTGGCTCTGGGTACATCAATAGCCAAACATTCACCGTGACGGCTGGACAGTCAATTTCTTACGCTGTTGGTAATGGTGGAAGTGGTGGTAGCTGGGCTGATGGAACTGCCGGGAGTTCGACAACGATAACTATAGGTGGCACGACGCTTACGTGTGCAGGCGGTCAAGGTGGAAAGTCGCAATCTGGCCTTTCTACCGGTGGCGTTGGTGGTCGAAACGGTGGTGACGGCGTTTCCAGCGGGACGGGAAATTATGGTGGTGGAGGTACGCCTTACAACACAGGTGGTGCTCCTGGTATTGCTGGCTCCGATTCGGTTCCTGGTTACGGTGGTAAAGGTGGGTATGGGTATGGCGCGGGCGGCGGTGGTGCCGTTCGTTCTTCTGATTACGGTGGCACGGGGCCTGCTGGTGGCGGCGCAGGCGGTTGGCTCTCAGGCCCCCAAGCTGGCCAAGGCCAGTTCGGCAACGTAGTTTCTGGTGGTACTGGGAATTCGGGATATTTGCAAATCCAGTACACAAACTGGTAACAGGAGAACGATATGAACGATCAGACACTGAAAAAAATCTGCCTGCTAACCGACAACAAGTCAAAGATTGATGGACTTGAATCTGTATTCACATCGAGCGAAATCACGGCAGCTCATAACGGCGAGAGCAACGCTTACAGTGCGGCGCTTTCTATCCTGCAAGCCGAGCGTGAAGTCATTTATGCAATGCCTGACGAATGACCCTCCAAGTGCTCAAAACGCACTCCAATGAGTGTCTATAGAAGCAACGATTTGATAAGCGCTTCAAATTAGCCGAAAACCAATCAAACAGTTTCATCGCCTGCCCGCATGGTGCTCTCCTTTGAGCTTCTGTGCGGGCTTTTTTAATTCTGGGAATCTCATGACAGAAGAATCTAGTGTTGTCCAACGTTCCGAAACCTTGAATCTGCGCCCAGATGACCTCGATGAGCTGCTCACCCGAGCAGCAGAGCGGGGGGCTGAGCGTGCATTGGCCTGCCTTGGCCTTGAAAACGGGCACGCAGCCCGAGACATCCGTGACCTGAGGGGTCTTATCGATGCGTGGCGTGAAGCGCGCAGGACGGTTTGGCAGACCACGGTCAAGGTTCTGACCACCGGTGTGCTGGCAGCACTTTTGGTCGGTATCGCCATTAAGTTGCGTCTGATGGGAGGTCCCCAATGATCGAGACACTATTAGGCGGATTGTTGGGCGGCGCTTTCCGCCTAGCCCCCGAGGTCCTGAAGTGGTTTGATCGCCAAGGTGAGCGTGGTCATGAGTTGGCCATGCAGGACAAGGCGCTCGAGTTCGAAAAGCTGCGAGGTGCCCAGCGCATGTCCGAGATCGGCGCGGCTGCCAACGGCGCATGGGATACAGGCGCAATCGAAACCCTTCGCGATGCTGTGCGCACTCAGGGTGAGAAAACCGGTGTGGCTTGGGCCGATGCGCTTTCCAGCACTGTGCGCCCAGTGATCACCTACTGGTTTATGGCGCTGTACTGTGCGGCGAAGTCGGCGGCATTTGCGGCTGCTTTATCTGCCGGTTCCGACTGGGGTACGGCAGTTCTACATGCCTGGACTGAAGCCGACCAGGCGCTATGGGCCGGGGTGCTGAACTTCTGGTTCTTGGGCCGCGTATTTGACAAGGTTCTGCCGTGATTGAAGTGCCGCAGGCGGCGATCGACCTGGCCAAGCGGTTCGAGGGGTTCTGCCGGGTGCCCAAGTCAGACCCTGATCGTGCCTACCCATATGTCTGTCCGGCAGGGTTTTGGACCATCGGATTCGGCCATCTTTGCGATCCCAAGCATCCGCCGATCACTATGGAACAGGGCGAGGCTTATCTTGCTGCTGACATGGCCGACGCGCTGAAGGCCACGCTGCGCTACTGCCCCGTACTGGCCACCGAGTCGGAGGGTCGGCTTGCGGCCATTGTGGATTTCACGTTCAACCTTGGAGCCGGTAGGTTGCAGGCATCAACGCTTAGGAGGCGGGTCAATCAGCGTGACTGGCCAGGTGCGGCGCAGGAGTTACGTCGCTGGGTTTACGGCGGCGGAAGAGTGCTATCTGGGCTGGTGCTGAGGCGGGAAGCCGAGGCTGCATTACTGGATGACGCTCAGACAGCACTAATGCGAGTCTAGTTTCAGCTTTGGTGTCTACAAAAGTCCAGCCAAAACGGTGGAATTGTTAGTGAACCCAACTCGACAAACTGGGTTAAATGAGTGACAATGTGTCACTCATTTAACCCAGCGATAAAAATCCT